ACGGCCCTTACCGAACTTACTGGGCTAAATGCAAACTTTGCAACCACAAATGGAAGGTCTACATCGACACTGAAAAGCGGCAAGAAATTAAATTGCCCCAGTCGATGATGCGCAGGCGCAAGCTTGATGAGCCTGCCGTTAGACGAGTTCTACTAGATGAAAGACCTTATAGTCAGATTGCAAAAGATAACGGGATTAGTCATCAGGCTGTCAGCGAAATAAAGCTGGGTAAGTCCTACAAATACTTCTGCAAAGACATACCCAGAAAAGCGCCACGCACACAAAAGAAGTGCGTCAACTGTGAGCACTGGTGGCAGGGCAAATGTGGTTTGTCTGTACCAGAGGCTGGTGGTTGTTTTGCTGGGGATTGCTCGTTCTATAGCCACTACGGGTCAGCTGTGATACAGTAAGCGGGCATTGCCCCACCAGGCTTGAACTACCTCTTCGGTGTTGCGCACCTGCCTTCCCTCGCAGGTGCCAAAAAGATTTGCTTTGACGTTGAGACGACCCAGTTGCAGCCCAAGTTTGGACGCATGAGGTTGCTCCAGCTGGCCACCTACGGCAAACCTCCCGTGGTGATTGACTGCTTTGCTCTCGATGACAACGAATGGATTGAGCTTGAAGAGTTCTTCAAAACTAAGCGCTCTTGGTACGCCCACAACGCTGTGTTTGATCTTGGCTGGCTCCAGGAGCACGAGATTTATCCCGAAGGCAGGGTGTTCTGCACCATGCTTGCTAGCCGCATACTCAGAAACGGCTTGCCAAATGTAAAGCACGGCCTGCAGCATGTTGTGCATCGTTATCTCGGTAAGTCCTTATCCAAGGAAGAGCAGAAAAGTGATTGGTCTGGTCAACTGACTAAAAGTCAACTGGATTACGCGGCTAAAGATGTAGAGATTCTTACTGAGCTTGTAGAAAAGATTCTCCATAGGATCGCCATTGGCGTGCTTGCTCCAGCGTGGTGTATTGAGTGCAATGCGCTCCAGTCGATGGCACAGCTTTGGCGGACTGGTTTGCCGTTCGATAAGAAGGATTTGGAGCAGCTAATTGTTACTTTGGATGCGGAAGCTTTAGAAACTGGTGAGCAGTTTATTCAGGATTTTGATGAGGCTTTGCCCCAGGGAGAGAAGCTTTGTCGTGATGCCAAGGGTAAACTTCTTTACCGCACCAAGCCTGCAGCTAAGGGGGAAAAGGTTGAGAGGGGGACTTTCAATCTCAATAGCCCTGTGCAACTGCTGAAAAAGTTCACCGCTTTGCTTGGTGAAGTACCGATTGATCAGAAGAGCAAAAAGCCTAGTGCCAGTAAGTCGGCGCTCCAGGAGTATGCAGGGCAGCACAAGATTGTGGCGGACTACTTGAAGTGGAAGAAGACTGAGAAGAGAAGGCAGATGGCGGAAACGCTGCTGAAGAATGTGGAGAGTGATGGGTACATTCGTGCCAGCTATCTGCAGATGGGGGCTGACACTGGCAGGATGAGTTGCATGAGTCCCAACCTGCAGCAGATTCCCAGGGATCAGCGGTTTAGGGCGTGTGTGAAAGCTCCAGAGGGGTGGCGCTTTGTGGTGGCTGACTTTGGGCAGATGGAGCTGAGGTTGGCGGCTGCGGAAGCTAAAGATGAACTTATGACTCAAGCGTTCCAGGCTGGGGATGACCTCCATACGATTACTGCGGTGCAGATTTATGGAGTGGATAAGGATGAGGTCACGAAGGAGCAGCGGCAGGTCAGCAAGAGCGCGAATTTTGGCTTGCTTTATGGCAGTGGGGCAAACGGGCTTAGGAATTACGCAGCAGCGATGGGCATCCAAATGGATCTTGATGAAGCAGCCGCAGTCAGGGAAAAGTTCCACGCTGCTTATAAAGGGATCAGCCGGTGGCAGCGTAAGAATGCTGCACTTGCTAATGCGCCTGCGAAAAATCCATCTGTCGAAATCCGCATTTCGGGGCTCAGGCGGTTTCTACCGGGAGAGAACAACAAGCTCACGACCCGTTGTAATACGCCGATCCAAGGTGCTGGCGCTGCTGTCCTCAAATACACGCTTGGCAAGTTGTGGCCGCTCCTTAAATCCGATGGGGAGGACATCGTGCGCTTGGCCGGCGTGGTGCATGACGAAATCATCTTGCTCGTAGTTGAAGAGCACGCTGATGCTTGGGCGTCCCAGCTGCAAACAGTTATGGAAAACTGTGAATCTAAGTGGCTTGGTGATATACCACCGCTTGCCGAAGCTAAGGTCGGGTTGAGTTGGGATCAGGCCAAGTGACGGAGCTTCGTGAGTACCGTGTGCGCATGTGGCCGAAGCATGGTCCCATGCACGACATCTTTGTCGAAGCTCCAGACATCCTTACTGCAAGGGAATATGCCATGCGGTTGTGTCCTGAGCAGCTGGTGCTTGGTGTCAAACGAAAGGAAGAGGCTGTCTCAGAAGTAAACTCGTGAGTCGCACCGGGAGGGAGATCGTCCTGGAGTGGCTTTATAAGGAGATCAGGCAAGCGCGGACCGCTGACTTACAGCGGGCCGCTGCTTTTTTGGAGTGGGCTAGAGGCATTCGTAAGGGCTGCTCCAAGCAGAGGTTTGGGGCGCGGGTGTCCCAGGCAAATGCGTGGCGCAAGCAGGTTGACCAGGATGTTCGCTGGTAACTACGTGCTACTGTGTGACAAAGCAGCAAGTTGTCATGCCCCTTAAGCACGGGTCGAAAATTTATTGCCAAGTCCTGCTAGACAAAAATAGGTACCAGTTGGCCAAAGCTCTTGCGGATAGGCGTGGAGTTCGCGTGACCGCGATGATGCGGGAAGTGGTTTACAAGTTTCTGGAGGCGGAGCTGCCCCAGGAGTATGGGTTTGCGTTGATGGCTGACAATGAGGCGTGGCAGGAGTCTGTGCAACGGCGAGTTCAAGGCCGCATAAATGCACGAGAACAGAAAAAGGTGCAACCAGAAGACTCATGAGACTTAGTTAAAGTTCTACATAGTCTGCCGGCTTAAGATTCCTTTTACTAGCATTACACAGTAGTTAAAAAGGGTCCGATGACGCGCTATGTGGTTATGGTCGAAGATCGCTGGGTCACAGCGGTTTACGGCCCAGGTCAAGGAATTGGTGTCACTGCTTGTAAGGAAGACGCTTCAAGCTGGGTCACATACGAGCGGGCTGTCAGTGCTGCGAGAATTGTTTCTCAGTGCGTTGACGGTGCTGTTGCTGTTCATAGCGTTGAAGAACCCGCCCACTTCAAATCCTGGAAATAATGCCGTTCCAACCTCAGACCGATCCCGAGCAGCGTCTTGGTGAAGGTATCTCTCGCACCAGTGCAGAGAAGACGAAGCTGTTTGAGTTGACTGTGTGGTTGCCTGGTCAGGGTGCCATGCGGGATCTTGTGCGAGCTGAGAACTTAAAGCAGGCGATTAAGTTTGCTGAAAATCGTTACCCGAATTGCAGGGTTGAGGTGCCGCCTAAGACGGCCAAAAAACCTAAACTGGCTCGCTCTCATACTGGGCCGAAGCTCAGGCAGAGACTCACTGCAAAAACCGTGGAGGTTGTAAATGGACAGGGCTGAATGGGCGCACCTTACTTGGGGTAGGACGATCGTGGATCAGTCGCGGGCGGATTTGCTGGAGCATTTGTACCAGCATGATGGGCGGGCAGACAAAGATCACCCGCTTCATCACACCTATACCGGGCTGTATCAGAAGTACACGGCTATCTAAGCCGAGTCACGATCCATTCCGAATTGGTCGGCCAGGTTATCTGCAGCTTCGCGGATAGCCCAGGCCGATTTTGTTCTTTCCAGCTGGTGCAGCGTGTTCAGTACCAGTGCTGCTTCCAGCAATCCCCTGTAGTCCTGCTTGTTGAACATTTCCACTAGCCATTTGTCGTTGGCGGCTTTGTGGAAGGACGACTCCGTGGAGTGTTCGATGGGGCGCATGCTACTTAGGGCGGATTTTCATGAACCAGCCCGTGTCGTTGCCTTCGATGAGCCAGCGAGGCAGCCAGTTCTTGCGAGAGTACGCGATTCCCGCGCCTCCCTTGTTGCTTATATAGCCACCGGAAACCAAGTTGGCCTCACCAAATGGGTCGTTGTGGATGAAATGGGATGGAGTAAAGCCGACGATTACGCTCCAGTGGCCGGTGCCTGTAGGTTTTGAGACCGGGCCTTTGTGTAGCCAGCCCACTGGTACTGGGTAGCCGTTAAGTATTTCGTTTTGTAGGTCTTCTGCCGTCCCATCCAGCACGAAGGTTGGTTTTAGTCCCAGTGCAGTTAGGGCTGCTTTTTGGGCGTTGGGGTCTGTGGTGTCACCGAAGCGGGCGCGGAGTTTGTTGTATTCATAGTCGCCCGAGATCTTGCCGTAGTAGCGGGCAACCATTGCGCAGCTGGAACTGAAGCACTGGCGGTAACCGCGTGGTCCGTCGTCTGCACCAAGCTGGTATTCGTAGGGCACGCGCAGTAATTTTTCCTTCTCTTTACGTGCCGGCTTTTTTGCGCAGTTCTCGTTCATTAGTGCAATTAGTTTTTTCGGGTAGGTGGGGTCTGTTGCGTAGCTTTCTCTGTAAAGCCAGCGGGCTGCTTCCTCTCTGGTGGGCGCGTTGTTGCAGCCTTTGTAATGTTTATAGTCTTTGTACCAGTGATCGACTAGATAAATTACGCAGGTCAGTAGGTCGGGGAAGTCGATAAAGCTATCGGTGATTGTGATCCACTGCCCGTTGATAAATTCTTGGGTTTTGTGGTCGCTGCCTGCACCTTTGAGGCCGAAAAAGTTATTGCGGCCTGAAACCAGTTGGCCGTAACTTGACTCCAGTGCCCACTGTGCTGCTGCAAGTTCGGGGAATTTTGCGCCAGATGCTTCCGCTGCGTGGTAAACGCCTTCCCAGCTATTGGGAAAGTTAATTTGTTTACCTCCGGTGGACCAGGTGTTGAACCAGGGGTTTTTGCGGTCGAGCAGGGATGGGTCGGCCTTTAGGATGGCCTCCTCCAGTTCTGTGATGGCTGCCATTTGGTGGGGCAGCGCTTTGTAGTAGCGGAATAGATCAATCAGGCGGAGCTTTTGGGACATTGGACCAGGGGGAGCGGATGGTCATGGCACCACCCAAAAGGCGGCTTTTTCCGGTTTGTAGTGCATCGTTTGGTGCTTCGTGATCCACGACAGGTTTGGGGGCTGGCGGTTGTTGTGCCAGCCACTCGTTTACTGCACTGTCTATCTCTGGTTTGATGGTCAGCGCTTTGGGAAGACGACCTTCAGGGCTTTAAGGATCAGTTGGACCCAGCTGTTCTCTTTGATGGGAAGCAGGGTGATGATTTCGCTGCCAGCGGCAACCAAGATTGCTAGGACAGTGGCGGTTGTGGGATCCATGTGCCAGGTGAAGCTGGTAAAAGTGTAGCTGTAGTAGAGAACAGGGTCTACTGCGTGTGAGTGTCTGACTCGCTACATTTAATCAGCGACTGCTTGCTATGGACCATCACATTGAGGATGGCGAATATGTAAGTAAAAAGGAAGCGAAAGCCAGATTTCGTCAATCAATTCTTAAGGAGTGGAAGAACAGGTGTGCTTACTGCGGGGTGGACTTGGGTAGGTCTGCCACGCTGGATCACGTTCACCCCAAGATGAAGGGTGGGCATACGCACCAGCAGAATTTGGTGGCTTGCTGCTTTGCCTGCAACATCAGCAAGTCCGCTGAAGACTGGCTGGAGTGGTTTAGGGAGCAGGATTTTTGGGAGCCGCATCGGGAGGATGCGATTATCAGCTGGATTACGGAAGGTCTGTTTTAGGGTCCCAGCCCATGCCTTCTAAGTACATGCGGGCGATGTATTCGTCTTCTGCATATCGGCAGATGCTGCCGGTACAGGCGCGGTAATAGATTTCGCCGCGCTCGTTTTCCAGCTGTTCCAGTCGAAAACTTTTGCCGAAGTCGGTGCTGTGTACGACTGTCATTGGCGGCCGATGCGCATTTCAATGTGCCGCACTCTAGTTTCTAAGTCGCTGAGGCGTTCCTTTGAGTCGTTCTTAAGTTCTTGGATGTCTGAGGCGACGGTGTTTACGGATTGCTCCAGCTTGGCGACTTGCATAAAAAGGCCGCCCAACCCAATGACTGCGGCAGTCAGTAGGGCTGGGACGGCTTGATTCCAAGGGTTTGGTGGCGCTGCCACATCTACCGCGACCTCTTCACTAGAACCCATTGCGCTGAATTGGTCGCCTCTTTTATAGGTTAGCGACCCTGACCGCGCAGGAGTTTGCGTGTGCCGCGTGGTTTAGAGCGTTTGCTGTTGCCTTGGCGGGTAAGTTTTGGTTTACCTGCCTGGTGCTCCACTCGCCCCAGTGCTGTTTTTGACTTAACAGCCATTACAGGTCACCATCAAAGACGTACCCCAGCTCTTCGGCGCGGGCTTTAGCTTCGGCTTCGTCTGTGAACAACTCAACAGTGCGAGGGGTTTCCAGTGCAGTGCCAGCGTCCATCTCGCTGTACTGCAGGTAGCCATCATCGCTGTGGATGATGGCGTAGGTCAGTTCGTCGAAGGTGTAAAGAGCCATGATCAGGGGTTAAATGTGATGGTCCAGCCGCGCCCAATAAGCGCGTTATAAGCGTTTTCAGCAGTAACGGTCCAAGTAGCTCGGTTGGCATTAGTACCACCTTCAAGGCTAAGGTTACCGTCACTGGTTCCAGCGGCGTTGATGGACACAAGGATATTTTCAATGGAAGTAACATCTAGTGCGCAGTTCAGCCAAGCGCCTAGAAATCGGTTGCATGTTGTATTATTAAATCTGTTTGCAGGGAATGTCGTAAGTGATGTGCAATTACGCCACGAGTTGTAGAATCCTGTGTTTACGTTAGACGGGTCGGTTGCTGCACCTGTAGCGGCGTCAAAATCTAATTGAGGGAATGCGCTAAGACCAGTACATCCGGACCAAGTAGAACCAAAATTAGTACCATTTGATGTAGTGATAGCTGGAAAAACAGAAAGTCCAGTACATCCCAACCAAGTACCTTCAAAATTTGTACCGTTTGAAAAATCCAGTGGAGGGAAAGCGGCAAGACCGGAGCATCCTGACCATGTACGTATAAATGTTGTGCCTGATGAGAGCGTTAAATTAGGAAAGGCCGAAAGACCACTGCAGTTGCTCCAAGCAGAATTAAATTGCGTTCCACTAGAAGTGTTGATGGGTGGGAAAACACTGAGACTGTTGCAGTTTGACCAGGTGCTGTTGAATATCGTTACGGACGAAGTAACAATACTAGGAAAGGCTAGCAAGTTAGTGCAGTTGGCCCAAGTGCTGCTAAGCGTAGTAGCGGAAGAGGTTACTATCTGAGGGAATTGCTGTAAACCTGTGCAACTTTGCCAAGCTTGCGTAAAGTTTGTTCCTGATGATGTATTGATTAGAGGGAAAGCAGTTAGACCACTACAATTCAACCAAGCTTGGGTGAAATCTGTGACGTTTTGAGTTTGATTGCCAGCTGGTGTGAATGCAGTAAGTGAACTGCAATTAGCAAAAGCTTCTCTAAGGGTCGTGGCTGAACTGAAATTAAACTGAGGAAATACCCCGCTAATGTTGCTGCAATCTCTAAATGCACGGAACCAATCTGTGACTGCACTTGTATTTGGGAGGTTGACTGTTCTTGCTGTGCTGGAAAAATCGAGCTGTGAGCATCCGTAAAACGCGGAGTTAAGCGTGCTCGGACTAAGGAAAACGTCGTTGCCGTTGGCGCTGGTTCCCCAGTTAACAATCTGCACTAAGTCTTTAGCGTTATCGTCACCGAGAAAACGCAGACCATCTAATTGCCCTTTAATAAAAATGGAGTAGATGCCAGGAGATGAGTAAGTTTTTTGAAGGCCAGGAGCGCCCAGTTCAGCAGCAGCCCCCTTTAAACCGGATTCCGTGTTATCTCCCCAGGTAATTACAATGTCGTTGTCAGTGCCTGGGCTTGTAGTGGGTAGAGTAAATACGGTATCTCCATTATTTAGTTCTCCTTGCGTGTTAATAATAAGTGATAGAGATCCAAGAGGACCAGTAGGAACAAAAGTATCGGCGTTGATCGGGTCGAGTTCACCGCGAACCAGTGCTTCGGCTACTGCAGGAGTAAGCTCTCCGCTGTATAAATACACAGCGTTAATGTAACCAGTGAATGCTTTAGTAGGATCTACTGAATCACTACCGATTGTGAGTCGCGTCAAATTATTAGGTACTAAACTACTTAGTGATTGAGCAAAACGCGCACTGCTAGTTGTATATTGGTAATTGTTTGCTCCCCAGGTAATAATGTTGCGCTCTCGGTCAGTTGTAGGGACCGGGAATGGCAGTGTAGGTTTTATGGTGCCTTGAATACTATAAACAAGAGCGGATGAATTATAGAGTTCGCTGCGCTCTTCTATTGCTAAGTTAATCTGCTCATTTGCGGCATTTTTAAGGGAGATCAGCGTGGATCCTGTTTCAATTTGGGGTGATTGCGAATCTACATAAATAGAACCGCTGCCTGGAATCTGTGAAGAGTTTAAATACAATAGTTCAGCAGCTCTTGTCACAGGTGCTGTTGTAACTGGAATATAGGATGTAAACACTTGCCCTACTTCGATCTGCGCCATTGCCAAATCTAATGATTGGCCTGCAGTTAAAGCTAAGGTACGGTAAAGTCTAAGCGCGGTTGCACCTTGACTTGCTACTCGAAATGCAAACTTATAGCGTGTCCATTCAGAAGTTAGTGTGTAAGACTCAGGTTCGGTGTCTGATCGCACATCGGGGTTAGTCGCGATGAGTGGAGTTCCAGGTACTGTTGTTTTTGCCCATACGCTAAAAATAAAAGGAGTAAATTGTGGTACTGTCGCAGCTAAAGGAGCATATGATATAGTTATTGGCCAAGTAGTAGATGTACTATTACAAGTTAATCGAACATACCCTTGATTGTTTGGACCACCTGATGTAAAATCTGTGTAGGAATAATTTCCGCTATCGGTGCTGCGAGATGCTGAACCACCGACAGCCAAATTTTGTGATTGTAAAAACCAATTTGTAGACTCTTTTTCTACAATAAGTCCGGCTTGAGCTGCAGCTTCTCCTGCAACAATTCCACCGAAACGAGGCTGACCTGCCTCGGCAATCCTGTAGTTTTGATCTTGATCAAAGTAAGTTGCAATAGAATCTCGTGTAAAAACAAACCTGCGATCAATCCTTTGCGCTGCTTTGGGATTAAGCAGCGCAACCGGACGTTGGTCGTAAAACAGCTCTTTGATGGCCATTGCGGATCAGGCGGTAGTGGTGGACTTGATGATCACAAAGTTGAGGACGACGGCCTCGCCCAATGCGCCTGCCGTCAGGTTGCGCAGAACGATCTTCACCGATCCGCTGGCGATGTCCAATGTGCTGACCGCATAAGCCCCAGCAGTTGCGCCGGATTTGATGCTGACCGCAACGACATCTTGTGGGGAGATCTGGCTATTGGTAAGTGTAAACGCCACCGCTGTATTCGCTGCAAGAGAAGCGGCATTTAATGTGATCTGGCCGCATGGTGTATTCAGCTCCACGCCGGTGGTCTTGTCGATCAGCTGCGTGACGCTGCCGCCACCCTGGGCGTAGCCGCACCACTCGTCCACAAAGGCCATGCGTCCCAGTTGCCCGGATACTGGGATTTCATTGGCATCGGTGCCGACCTCGAAACTCAAGATCTTGGCGCTGAGCAGCGAGTTGTAGTCGCGCCAGTAGTTCAGGCCGAGGTTGGTGATTACCTTGGGCTGGTTGTTGTCCAGAATCGCGGCATCGGTGGTCGGCACTGCTGTGCCTTCAATGTCGGTCAGCGTGGCCAAGGAAACTGGGCCAAGAGGTGCGTCACCTGTGGACAGGTCAGCGCTAGTCGTGAAGGTAGCTTTGCCTGAAATGTTGATGTCGTTGAAGAAGCTTTCGCCTTGGGCCGAGATGCCGCTAGGGAATTCGGTAAGGGGTTCTTCTTCTACGTTTGCCAGTGAGGTCAGCGTCTGAGTCTGACCCGTGCTCAGGTCTTCAATTCCAGTCGCTTTAACGATGAAGCCTTCTTCGTTAAAGCCCGAGGGGAATACCCGGCCGCCAAGCTCGTTGGTGAAGTAGTAGGTGAACTTGTTCAGCGCACTCAGTGTTTGCTGTGCTGCCGGGAAGCCCTTGGAGTAGTTGAGGGTTCCAGCCCACTCGAAAGCGTGGGCGAACAAGCGCAACACCGAAGGACGGCGGAATTCAGCAGCCCAACAGTTGCGGGCTGTTGCCAAGCCGCCGGATGGGGCGGTTGGGAACTGGGTGGTGTTGTTTACGTCGCGACGACGGTCAGCTGAAGCACGAGGCTGGAGTGCTGCATGTGCGGCTGCCTCGCTAAAGCCCAATGCGCGAAGCAGGGAGTAAGCACCCTGATAGTCGTTGCTGCTTTGGTACTGATCTTGAATTGATGCTTCGACTGCATCAGGGCTGCCAGTTGTCCAAAGAGTATTAAAGTTAAACCCCAGTGTGGTGCTTGCTTGTAGGTTTTCCGTGTCGTTGTCGAGTACCAGCGTGTAGCTTTCGTTGTCGAGCTTTTCGTCAGCTTGGTACGCGCTCGGCATGTGGACGTAGCTTTCTTGCCAGTCCGCTGCAGCTGGGCCACCAGTAGCTGCTGTCGTTAGATCACGCAGCGCGGTGAAGTGCTTTTCGCTGAATTTGACTGTGGTGCCAGCACGGTAGAAAGTGTTGTTGGCAAAAGTAATGTTTGGATTGCTGCGACGTAGCTGGATCTCTTGAGTTTTGTAAGTGCCGGCAACGGCAAACTCAGAATAAATCGAGGTGTCAAAGTCAACAGAGGAGATCGTGGTTACGATCAGCGGATCGCTTAGCGGCAACGTGCCGTTTACATACGGATCGACATCGCCAAACTCTGAAGGTGGAGTTGGGTCAAGCTGCAGCACATACTCGCGCTGCACCAAGCGTGTTGGTGGTTTGGTGGCAAAAAGACCGATAGCCAAACGGCGTTCTGATGCAGTGCGGTTGTCGATTAGGCGGCGGACATAAACGCGGCGACCAACTGCTCGGTTGATGCTGCTGTTTTGCGGAAGTCCTGGACTAACGCCATTTTCATCTTCAAGGACGCCCTTAAGAAAAATGCGGTCAGGATCGCTAGTGCTCCAAGCATTTGCTGATAGCGGGGCACGCCAATCAGTGCCATTGGGGTTCTCAACCCAGATGTAACTATTCTCGCGAAGGCTATATCCCAAATCACCAAGGATTTGCGGGATACTCGTGGATCCTTCAGCCGCTACTAAAGCATCATTCAATTCAAAACGAGTCTGACCATCGGCATAGCTGCTAACAGTACCAAGGAAAAACTTCTGGACGTTCCCAGTTTTTTCGCTGAGATTGAGCGGAACCTTGAAGTAGGCAAAGCGCCACTCCTTATCCAAATCGAAGGCTTCAGGTTTGTAGCCGCTTGCGATGGCGACGCAACCGCCGAAGGAGCTGTTGCTGTTGGTGATCGAGACTTCGCCGCCGCTTTCGGTGGAGTGGTGGACGCCTTGGCCGATGGCGAAGATCGAGACCTCTTGGATGAAGGCGTTGTTGATGGCGCGGATGTGGTAGCTGCGCCGTGTCGGCTTCATCCGAACGTCGTTCGGGTCGCTGCTGATGTAGGTGCTGTAGTTCGGCATCTGAATCCAGGTGCCGCCGCTGTACAACTCCCAGCTGGACATGTCCCGCTGCAGCGAAACGCCAGTGAAGTTCGCGGTAACCATTGACCGCAAGCCTTCGACCTTGGCGCCATCTGCGTGGATGCCGCCCATGCCGTACTCGGAACGGACCGAGCAGTTGAAGATATAAGGCGAGGCTGACTGGGTGGTGTCCCAGTCCTCATCTGGAGTGTCGTCGATTGGGCCGACGATCTCGTACTCGGTCGGGCGAGTAACGGTCAGCGCGTTGCTGAGGTTGGCGGGGCTGCCAACGTAAGTGCGAATTTTGGTGTAAAAGTCGTCCAGCTCTGTTTGGCTGGCAAAACCGAATGCCGACAGCAGGTGATGGCTGCTGGTGCTGTTGATCTTGTCAAAGAACGTGAAGCCGAAGAAGTAGCCAGTACCAGTGACCTTGAAAATCTCGCTGCGGTTGCTGCGATCTGCCAGCTCATCGGCAGGAGTCGGTACATAGGTCGGGCGGAATGTGCATTTGCGCAGGTCAGGGCCACAAAGTGAGCATCCGCGTGGCAGCAAAATGCCGCCGTTGGTCGGGTTGTACTTGATCAGTTCCGCTGGTGTGGGCTCGTAGCCATCGACCCAGGTGATTGGGGTGCCGCTGCCGGGGTCGTTGTAGACCGTGTGGACACCGGGCGCGAGGATGATCGAAACGCAATCGAGGTGCGCCCTCGGGTCGGTGATCGTGTACCAGTTCTTGCTGGTGATGATCGCGGCCTCGATCACCGCACGGTTGATCGTTTTAAACGGGCGCTGAGGGCTGAAGCCGCAAGTGAGGCGCTGTTGATCCAGGCGCTTCAGCTTGGCCTCGATGATCTCTTCGTCAGTGCTGCCGCCCGGTGCTTCGTAGGTGTTGTAGCTGCCGCCGGCGAAGGTGTCTTGGCCGGTGTATGGATTGACGTACAGCGTGAACGGTGCTGTAAGCGGGTCTACTTGCTGGGTTCCGCCGGCTGCCACATTGGCGACGCCGGCCACCTGACGCATCAGGTCGTTCAGCGTGGCGATCTGCGCCCGGAACTCTGCCTGCGTGGCGTTGATGTTGTCTAGGGCGCCAACAGCACCAGCAAGCTCAAGGGAGGCCACGCCGCATCAGTCACTATCTTTCAGAAGTCTACCGACGCTTCCTACGTCAACCGTAGGTTTATTTCACCGCTGACAACAAAGTCCGTTGAGCCTGTCAGCACTTCTGTTGGCCGGACATTCAATCGAGAGTTGGTAAGCAGGAGGTCGCAGCTGTAATAAGCAGTGTCACCAATCTGCGGCCTTGTTGGATTGCGGTCTTTGTACAAATAGAATTTTGCGCTCGCCTTTGTGTTGCGTTCAGTCAAAAGCACCAGGCGAAGTAGGTCAGTGCTGGTCTGCTGGCCTTCCTCCAGGTTGGTGTCCACCAAAAATTCAAGCGATCCAGCGCCGCGGACCAAGGCTTTTACGTTCTCGCCAAAGGTTTCACCGATGGCTGTCATGTCGAGATTAGCTGCATCTACATCCAAGACCCACTCAGTAAGTTCCGCTTGTATCAACCAACCGCGTCCGTCTGGATCTTCAGAGATCGCAGTGATTGCTGCCGGAACTGGAATGACATCTTCCAGCAACTGATTGTCGCTTGGTAGAGCTATACCTGAAATACTTTGACCTGCGCTGCTGATACCCGCAAGGTACGAAGCATCACTGCTATAACGCGCCACCACAAAGTTGACGGTTGAAAAGGCACTCAGTGTGATTTCGCTGCCTGCATCGAGATTGTATGCGGCAAGTTCTGATGTAAAAAGTCTTACCCTTCCGAGGGCATCTACGTTGATGTAGCCATCGGTAAACTCTGTGGTTGACCCAGTGTCGTAAAAGTTGACTGTGTTATCTGCTTGGTAATAGTTGGCGTTGGGTCCGGTTACGTGTAGTCGAGCCTGACTCAATACAAAAGCGCTGCCGAAGTAGACGCCCGCTCCACCTGGATTACTGGGGGAGAAGGGAGATCCACCTGGGAAATTAAGGATTACTCGATCTCCAGTCCAGTAGTCCGGGTTACCGAGATTGATTCTTGATGGTGTGGTTGAGTGAATTAGCGCTGTAGGGGCAAGCGCCATCGGCTCCGGCCACTCTCGGCTCAGTTCGAGGATTCCGCCGTTGCCGAGGATTGCCATCAGAAGGAGCCAGTGGGCTTACCGGAGAACGTAAAGCTGATTGGTACAGAGATCAGATCACCAGCGCTGACACTCGGGCCAACCGTTGTAATCAGTACATCGCCGGAAATTGTTCCCTCGCTGCTGGCGTTGTTCAGTACCAGCTGGAGGCCGGAAAGTGTTTCGCTGTCCTCCAAGATCTGCTGCATCAGATCAGTTGTGGCGGTGTCGTCAGGGTCGTAAAGCAGCGTGCCACTGCCGCTGGTGCTGCGGATGCCGTAGGCGTAGGTGCGGTCAGTTTGACCTACGCCTGTGGTTTCCAGTGCATCGCGGTTGATGTCCAACCGCACGTCACGCACCTTGGCGATCGTGGTGTAGGTCGAGGCTCCACCCAGTTTGAATTTCAGGAGCGCCGTGGCGCTGGTCTTTACGGCCATCGGTCCGCTGTGTTTAGGTCAGTCTAAGTTCAGCGACAAGGTTTACCCTGACGCTGGAACGGTTGGGCGCAACGCTTTCGACGGTTGGCGGTTCCTCAGTGAAGAACCAGAGCATTCCTGCCCCAGTCGATGTTGTGTCTAACCATCCTTTCAGATTAGTTGATGCGCCGTTGAAGATTGCAGATGGCAAAACTAGATCTGTTATGGCGCCTTTTGCGTCGTTGTAAGCGTCGATAATTGCCGCTGCATTGTCGTCGCTAATGTTATTGAACTGCAGTTGAAGTTGCGCTTGGCTAGGTCGGCTGCCCCAAAGCCGGCGAGTGGTTACGCCGGACTGCGTAGTCAGTCCAGTGGTCGGCCAACGCGGAGCAGTGAAATTCCTGCTGGTAGGCTCAAGATTTGGAAAAGCAACTGCCATTACTCAATTACCCAACTTCCAGCATTATCAAATCCTTCGGCAAGGTTTAGGACTCCCGAAGAATTTGTGGGCATGTGGACTGCCTCAATGCTAAAGGTGCCTTCCTCATCAGGCGTGACCCGCTCGATCTGGTAAGTACGAACTTGTGTGCCAGCCTTTTTGACCGTAAACACTACTCCGGTTGGGGTTGCGGTTCCATCGCTGTTGACTACCAAGCTGGTGTCAGCTGGTGGCGTGCCCTCAGTTCCATCCCAAGCAATTACGTCGTAGGTGCCGGCGAAAAGGGTTTGGGTGCTTACTACTGCGCCTTCTGCTGTGACTACGCCGTTGTTGAACTCGTCGTACTGGGTTTCGTCCATTGCGACTCGGATGTAATCGCTTGGTCCCAGCTTTGCCAAGGCGCCTTCGTGCGTGGTGCGGAAGCTGATTACATGCGTCGGGATGCGGCGCATCCTGATGATGTACTTGGCAGCGTCGATTGCCTGCTCGCGGTTGGTCACATAGTCCGACAGATCCAGTGCTTCGACGGGATCGGTGTCGCTGCCAAATGGTGCAAACTCGCGAACCAGCACTTCACGCTCGGTGGGGAAGATTCCGGGGTTGGTGGGGTCGCTGCTGGCCCGTTCTTCCCGGTAGCGCACCGAGAC